TATATAGCCCGTGCCACTGCACACACTGCATTGCTCTGCCTTTGTCTTATATAAACGCTCAGTACCTGTAGCAACAAGTGTTCTGAAGTCAGGTTCATCCATGTATGGGTCAATCTGACTAGCCCAATAATGTTTGTCACGAACCTTGCGGCTATATACAACCCAAGACAGTTGCTCTGGACTGCTGAGATTTATTGGTGTATCACCCATTAATCTGCGTATATGCTTTTGCAGGTCATCCTTTAATTCATCACGCTCATGTTCAAACTCTTTGCGCACATTCTCCAGTGATTTCAGGTCTACACTGAACCCTCTTTGATATATTTTAGTGAGACATTTTGCCACACTGTTTGTGAGTTCAACTGTACTCATCAATCCTGCATCTGTCACTGTATTCAGACGATACCACAGCTTATCTGATAACTGCTGTGTTGCGTGTAGGTCAGCAGATAGATATTCGGACAACTCATCGTGCGGAATATCGCGAGTGCTATAACCCTTCTTGAAGTACTCTTTGAGAGTTTCTTGCTTTCTTGTATCTAACTCGTAGCGTTCAGCACAAGCCTCAAGAGACAGTGGTTCTTTCTGCCCACGCTGTAGCACATACTCTGCAAGCATAGTGTCAAACACAGGCCCATCATACTTGAAGCCTGACTCCCACAGCCAAAGCAAGTCGTGTGCCGCATTGTGCATGATAAGCACAGTAGCCTTGTCCAGCCACTCCTGCACAACGGTATGCCCAAAGTAATCCGCATCTACCTCACTATGGTCAAAGGTAACATGACGCTCAACACCTTGGTCTGACAACATACCAACCATGACCAATGTATTGTCTGGCTCAAAGGGGTCAAGGTGCATTTTACCACCGCGCTTGGTGACGGTATTCTCTACATCCAGAGTTAGCTTCATGCCACATACCTCGCTGTCTGATATTCAAGGTCACAGTGTACACTACCATGCCAGCCTGTCAACTTGTTTTTTACAACATTCAGGTGCCTCTGTGTGTCTTCTTCATCTTGACCTTCGACTGGTGGGTTCTTTGCAATCATCACCATGAGGTCAGCCTCTGCCGCCTTACCAGTACGACTGCCTTCCATCATACTCTGATTCAGAACAATCTTACCTTCCGCATCAGCAGACAACTGTGACATATAGAACACGGCACACTCATACTCTTTAGCAATCATACGTGCGTGAATGGCGTTAGCCTTTAAAGCCTCATCTGTACGAGCAAAGCCACCTGTGTTAGCGAACTTATCACCCATATCCAGTAGCAATATGTCTGGTTTGTATGACTTGCACACGCTCTCAACCCACGCCATATCTCGTCCTGTAGCATCCTTAATCTTGATGCGTTCCTTGACGGGGGCGTAAAGGTCACGAGCCTTGGATGGGTTCTGTTTTATCTCACGCATAGTCATTCCTGTTGCGGCTGTCAGGTATCGTGCGCCGACACGGTGATAACCCTCTTCGTTGCACAACACAATACAGTTAGCACCCTGATGTGCAAAGCCGCCCGGACTTGCAATTAGGCTGGCATGAAAAGATGTCTTGCCTGTGTTTGGACGTGCGCCAATCTCAATCAAGTGACCAGCATTTACACCCTCAACCTTACGAGTGAGTGGTGATATGTTGAATGTCCACCGTGCCTCTAAATCATTACGAGCAAGCAGTGTCTCAATCTCAATGTCATCCCACTCAATGTTGAGGTTGGGTGTAAAATCATCACCATACTGCTCCATCAATGCCCTAAGTTTCTCTAGGCTTGATGAGGAACCATTAACCATATCAAAACCAATGTTTGCAACATCCTCACCTACCACCTGTTGAAACAACTTGGATAGCACCTCTTGTGCTACATCACCGCCTATGGGTGACTCTCGCTTAATCTGATTAAACAGACTGCTGTAGGCTTGCTTCTGTGCGGTAGTCAAAGTCGGGTTGTTTGACATGAACAGTGCCTCAATCTCATCGGGCGTTACTGTTCGTTCATACCTGTCCATTGCTGTGTCGATGGCTTGCTTTATCTTACGCACATCTTTACTGAACAGTCTGTCAGGACACTTTGCCCCACGATGGTCATCGTAGAACGACCTGTCCATAAGACTACGAATTAGTGATAGTTCCATACTCTTCTCCTATGCTGGTCAACATTTCCATGTCCGTTGGGTTACGGTATTTCAAATCATCTGTTAGGCGAAGGACACGCACTGCGTCTACATGCCCTTTTAGTTCTTTGGCAAAGGCCAAAGTTTTAGGCAACGCATCGGGGTCTAATGCAATAACTGCTGTTGAGAACTGTGTGAGATACCTCTTGTGTGTTTCTTGCAGCGATGTACCCAACACAGCAACCCCAACAAATACATCACTGCCTACAACTGCGGCACTCACACAGTCCTCAACAACTACGGCGACTTTACCACGACCATACGTGTATGGCAAGCCACTTTTTCCATATCGCTTCCACTTAGGCAGTCGCTTTGTCAGAGCGCGACCAGTGGCATCGACAATTTTATTGTTGTGTCTAATTGGAAACACTACACGGTGTTCCTTCACATCGTACATCAGACCAAGTTCTTCTGCATCAATTTTATACAACTCCATTGCCCACTCAGCTACATCAAAGTTGTATGGAACTATGTATTCTGGCAGTACAAAGTTGCTCTGAGATGCAAAGTTTTCTGCATCACCAAAGCCAGCACGTATGTCATCGACACTTAAACGCACACGAGTGCCACCGCGAACACCACAGGATACCTTGTAACAATTCCATATTAGACTGCCCATATTATTGGTCACTGTAAATGTCTTTACACCACCACAGGAAGGACAGTTCATTCTCCTTGTCTCTCCATTAGCAATATCTAAATCATTTATAGTGTTATATATATTATACATGTATATCACTTTCCTCTGCGGCACTTGTAGTACTTTTACCATGCTTCTGACGTTCCGTCAATGCATAATTTGCACTGGTTAGAGTGTTCTTCATGTATGGTTTTACTGATGCAGGATTAGCGTGTCCTGTAACCGACATAATTTGTCCGATACCGACACCTGCTTCTACCATTTCTGTTGTGCCTGTACGCCGCAAATCTGATAGCCTGAGTTCTTGCGACAAATTAGCGCAGTTCATTATCTTTCGTGCAAAGAAAGGCAACTTATGCAGTGTGTACGGCTTGTATTCACCTTTGATTGGGTTAGGGCGTGGTGCAACATACTTTTGAAAGCCAAAATCCTCGTGTTGCTGCGTCAACATGCCACACAGGTCATCGGAAATAGGAAGATGTACATCAGCGCGGCGTTTAGACTGCTCAATATGCACTGTCTTTGCCCCAAAATCAATGTTGTCCCATATCAATAGACGCATGTCACCAAGACGCTGACACCATTCGTATGCCATATGCGCAATCAGACCGATGTTGCGGGTGCTAAAATCGCTGTACGCTACATCTAAGAACCGTTGCACATCATCCCTAGTCCACACAACCTTACGCTTGTCAGGCGAGCGTTTGCGAATGTTAGAAAATGGATTGGTCAAACATAATTCCATGCGCAACCCATGATTGAACATAATCCTTGTAGTAGATAGCACATGGTTAGCCATTGTGATACCCTTTTCACACCACTCGTTGTAAGCAACTTTAGCCATGCGTGTAGTGACATTTTCTAGAGAACACTGGCAGAGGGCGTTGCCCTCTACCTTTGTGTTCAACATGACACCAAGAAAGTATTGATATTGCTTCTTAGTTTCATCTCGTAAGTTTCTAAAATCATAGGACTTTTCATAATCTTGTACAAGTTCTTGTATCAACATTATGCCGCCACCAGATAACGAAACTCAGGGGTGCTAATCCACTTAGTCACTTCTTGTTCGCGTGACCACATGGACTGAGACTCAGTGTCCTTGCCTGTGTTACGTAGGCTGAAGCCATTACGTTCATCCGCATAGGTTGCATAGTTTGTGAAGGCACTGTAGAGTGCAAACACATTGCGTCCACGAACAGATGTCTCCTGATTGTACAGTGAGTACATCTTCTCTGCCTTGCGTTCTGACTTGATGATGCGTTCAAGAACATCCTTAACATCATAGGAAGGCATTGGCGTTACAGCCCAGTGTTGTAAGGCTTCTACCTGATTATAGAAATCATTGCGGGACTGCTCCAGTTCAGCGATGAACCTGTCCATAGAAAACAGTGCGCTGTTCTTCCGGCGAATCTTATCATATTCACCCCGAACAATACCATTGGTACAAAAGAAATCAATCGCACCAAAGTATACCTGATTAGAACATGAGCCATCCAAACCATGCAGGGCAATGATGCGCTGTGATACTGTAGTCTCATGTCGGTCAGTGTGAATCTTTGCAGTCACCTCTGGCAATGTCATGTCCATCAATGCCCACGCATTGTTTCGTGATGTTCTGTATGTGATGTTCATGTTGTCTGTATCAATCTCACCAAGGCTTTCTGTGATGGTGCCACGAACACCCCCAAAAAAATCTGGGTGACTGGCACAGTTAAAACTGTTACCAACGACACCAATGTACTCACCTGTCTTTGCATTGATTACATACTTCCTCTCACTAAACTTTGTTGGCTCAAATGCTACATCAAAGTTAAGGTCTTCAGTGATAAAATCAAATGGCATAGTTAATCTCCTTTTCTGCCAATAACTGATAGTGTGTTATATAAGCTACCATATTACCTCTTCCATTACCAGAAGATTTTTAATGGTCTTCGTCTATTTCTTCAAGCACCCAATCAGCGTAGTAGATTGACCTGCCGTCATCATCTGTTTGTGGTACGAACTTCATCGTCTTATGTATAAGACGCTCCATTGATTCCAGCTTACCGATGTCTGACATCCAGATGTCTTGACACTCGTGCATTGTTTGAAGAATGATTCTCAATTCGTTGTATGCTTTGAGAAACTCTTCTCTATCCTTGTTTGTAATTTCCATATCATATACTCCTTTCAAGGTTGTACTTACTCTCAGCCAGCCACGCTGGCATCTTACGCCCCTTGTTATATCGGGCAAACTTTAGTTTGTCAACTGCATAGAATGCACGATAGGCCACAATAGGATACTTTTCATCCGTCTTGAGTTCATCGTGTCCACTGAAACATTGGGGGTGTGGTGTTAACGCACCTTCAGGCACATATTTCATACCCTCTTTCAGGGCAAGCCAATGCTTACCTGCACCATGCTCTTTGCCATAGCGGTATGTGTACTCAGTTAACATAGCATCATACAGTAACCAAGCGAAACTGTAATTAGCCTGTGTCTCCATTGCCCACAGAGTGCATGGGTGTTTGTGATGCACAGGTTTATACAAGTCCATCTCCTCTGCATACATGGGTGCATGTTGCCACATTGTAGTGCATAGCATCTGTGCTTCTTCCAGTGGCATCTTAACAATGTGCTGGTCACACAACTGCTTTGCGATTGCATCAGGGTGATGGTCAACTATAAATCTATTCATGATGAGAACCTCTCTATCAGTGCCACTATGAAATGATACGCCATCCAGCCAAAGAATGCAAGGCATACAGCACGAATGCAGTTGTCCATGAAGGGGTCTTTGGCTGGGTCTTTCTCCATCCAGCATGTCAGGATTGTCTT